TTTGGTATCTAAGGAAAATATGAGAATTTCAATTCCTACGGGCAACAATCCAATTCCTGAGGATAAGAAAAGAGGTAAATATAAGAAAAGGATTGCAACTCCTACTGATTTGATTAATGAGTTATCACTGACTCAATTATTAATGATTAGGGATGCAATCTACAAGGAATATGAAGCAAATCAATCAGATTCATATTATGATTTATTTGTTCTCATAAATAAGCATTTGGATAAGCTAGAACTGGCGGAGTGATTTGAAAGCATTTTGGGCATATTCTGAGTGAATATCAAGCTAAAATCGAGTGACTTTTGGGTAACTTTGGCGTGTTCGTTTGGGCGTTACTCGTTTGTTTGCAGTCACTTGCGGCTATGGGGATAGGGATATAGGGTAAGGGCAGGCGGCCAATATTCGAGGGCTAGGGTCTTGTATTTGTATTTATATATATTTTTTTATATATAATATAATACAATACCCAACCCGCCAATATTCGGCCACGGCCCTAAACAGGGTATATCCCTACTACCCCTTTACTTCGCCCTAACCCTTGTGTATAGTGTAGTTAGCTCCACGACGAACACTCTGGGACCACGCGCCGACCACTACCAGATATAGTATTTTGCTAAAAGTTTCCCACGAATGAACACTCAAATCGCTCCAAATGACTGATTTAGAATTCCAAGAGATTCTACAAAAGATTGTAACAGCTTATAGGAAAGAGAATATCTCTAAACATCACGCGAAACAAGAGATTAAGAAGCTGTTGAAGTTAAGTAAAAGACCTATTGTTTGGAAAGAAAGGAAATCTAATGAGCTTTGAATGGGCAAGAGATATTAAAGTAAAGAAGAAGTTTATCAGAACCTGTCAGGAATGTGGACATAGGCAGGAAGATAATGAACCTGATAAGAACAAACCTTTGTCATTTGCATTTGAGAATAGGAAATGTAAGAAATGCAAATCGGAAGCACTGGATTGGGGTTCGTTTCAATTTCTTAATCCAGTAGATGACAGGGATGAGGATGAAGATGAATAAAAAGCTTATCGAAAGATTAGATTCTACCGAGCAGAGTTTCCGCGATGCTAAGAACCATGTTTATGGATTAGCCCATAATGTATGTCTTAATGGAAAGGAACAAAAAGTTCTCCTAGCTTATATGGGAGATATTGAAATACATAGTCTAAAGTGTGGAGAATCCGGACAGAGAATTATTCAGCTTTTAATCTCCTGTATTTATGATGGATTGGCATTTGGAAACTGGCCGTGGATTATCAATTCAGTTAATACCCTTGAAAAGGAGAATAAAGCTGAAATAGAGATATAGATGGTTTTCTGGTGTGCTTTGATTCAATTCAAAGCATATCAGTGAGTTATCTAAACTCAATCAGGAAAGGAAGATATGCCATATTGTTCAGTATGCAAGGAAGAGCGGGAAGTACAAACAGATGGGCAATTCGCTCAGGTATTAAAATGTGGTCATTACTTCATGGTCACAAATGTTTCAACGGCTCAAATTATCAAAGCCGGAGCGACTCCCGTTGAAGCTGAAGTAATCAAGGCAAAAGTTGATAAGGTTGAAGAACTACCTGCAATTGATACTCAAGAAGTAACAACCCGTGCATTAGCCGGAATGAAGAAGAATTACAATGATTTCTTCACTTCAGAGAATGTATTGATTGAGAGTATCATTAGTGAGCATGGGCCGGATAAAGCAATATTAATGCTCACCTCAATTCACAGTCACATGTCGCATGTATTGTTTACAATGTCACGCTTCCGTAATCTATACATTCAGCATATTGAGGAATTGAAGAAAGAAGTAGAGGACAAGGCTGTTAAGGAATTGATTAGCAGTCATGATTTCTATTACAAGGACTTAGAGAATAAAGCCGGACAAAAGCCAAGAAAGATTAAGACACCAAATAGTCAAACGGGAGATTCAGTTAGTAAAGCAAAGGAATCAATTGGTAAGCTAACTGATAAAGACGGGCGGCCCCTTGATATGATGAAAGTATTTGGTGGGCTATTTGGTGGTAAGTCTGAAAAGCAGAAAGAGAAAGAATCAGAGAAAGAAGATTACAAGAAAGGATTGGAGAATATTGCGGCTTCAATCTTTGGAAAGAAAAAGGAAGAAGATAAAGCATCATGAAATCACAATTCACAGTTGAAATTGAAATTGAGCATAACGGAACAAGCTCAAACAATGAAATAGCTGATGCTCTTGAGTTACATTTAGAACAGCATAATGCTGATAATCAACCAGATGATTTTGGAGTTACAAAGGTTGTGGTAGTTGCCATTCTTGTAAATCCAATGGTGAATCATGAGTAAATCAGAAGATTTCCCAGAGATTTACTGTTGTGTATGCGAGCGAATGACTACTCATAGAGTAAATGATGATGATGTATTCGAGCATGGGCTTGAATGTATGAATTGTCAAACTGTATGGGAAGCAGAACCAGAATCCGATGAGAAAGATGATAATGCATCATGATTATCTATGTAGTCTATTCAAGTTTCATAGATGATCCATCAAGAGTAAAGGGTATTTACTCAAGTAAAGAAAAAGCAGAGCAAGTAGAGAAAGAATGGAAAAAGAGTCAGTATATGACTGACCCAGTTTACATTGAAGAAATGGAATTGGATGTAACATATGAAGATCCGGTGGTTCTCTCATGAGTAAGATGCAATGCACGAAATGCAATACAGAACAAACTATAGTAAGTAAGCAGCAATACACTCTACCAACAGGAAAGCAATTCCTTATGGCATTAGAGTGTGGTCATGCATTTGTAACAGATAAAATGTATGATTTCAAATCAACCGATGGAAGAACATTGTATCCATTTCAGGAACAATGTTTAGATTGGTTGGATTCTCCCGCAAGGACTGGTCGCGGGAAATTGATTGCAGATGAACAGGGATTAGGAAAGACAGTAGAAGCACTTTGTCATATTAAAGGAAAACCGAAGAAAGTTCCAGTATTAATTATCTGTCCAGCTAAATTAACTAGACAATGGATGGGTGAAATTCACCGCTGGAATGACGCTTATGCTTTCCTTATTTCAGGCAAAGGTATTCTGCCCGGATTCAAGTATTATGTGGTAAGTGTTGACCTTTTGAGAAACATTGGAAAGACAGAGATTCAAAAGCTTGGTATTAAGACAATCATAATTGATGAATGTCAGAGTATCAAGAATATGGGAAGTCAGAGAACCCAACAGGTAATGGATTTGGCGCGGCCCACTGGTACTTGCAATTGTGGTCATTCTTACAAAAATCACAATCAAGAATTAGTGGTTTCAAGCATGGATGGTTCGAGATACAATAAATGGACTACATGCACTGAATCAGATTGTGATTGTAAGGAATACAAAGATAAGCAAGATATCACAATCATTGGATTGTCTGGTACGCCGATTCTCAATAGAGTAATTGAATACTTTCCAATTCTTCATCTGATTGACCCCCAGAGATTTCAAACTGAGCAGAGATTCAGATATGAATGGATTGATACATACATTGACAGAAATTCAGGAAAACCGAAAGATGGTGGAATTGTCAATGTACAGAAGTGGAAAGATTACACAAAGGATATAATAATTAGGAGAGAGCGGGCGGAAGTAATGCCTGAACTACCTAGTATAGACCGTCAGATTAGGTGGGTTGATTTAACGAAAGAAGCACAACAGGAATACGATAAGCAAGAGCGTGGCTTTCTACAAGAGATGATTAAATCTCAACTAGAAGGTACGGATTCAATGATGCATCTTCTAGCTTATATCAGTAGGATGCGTCATATCATTGGTTTGAGTAAGATTCCAGATTGCATTGATTATGTAACAGATTTCCTGTTATCTACCAATCGTAAAATCTGTATCTTTACTCAACACATTGATGTTGCTGAGATATTAGTTCAGGAATTGAATAAGTATTTGGTAGACGGTGGGATGAAAGAGTGTCTTGCAATCACGGGTGGAATGAACGCTGACAAATTGGGTGAAGTACAGCGATTATTCAATACCGATATGGAATACAAGGTATTGGTTGCAAGTACACAAGCAGGAGGTTTAGGACTAAACCTTCAAGAGCAGTGTGGTGACTGCGTGATATTAGAACGGCAATGGAATCCACCAAAGGAAGAACAAGCGATCTCAAGATTCGTCCGCATTGGATTCATGAAATCGGCAGCAGTTAAGTTGAATTCAGTTATTGCTCAGTATATCTTGGCAATTGGAACAATAGATGACTGGATTACTCAACTAATTGAAGAAAAGCGAGCAATATTCGAGCAAGCAGTAAATGCAACAGAAATGGAAGCGGCGGAGATGACATTGATGAAAGCATTGATGGAAAAGATATTAGTTGAAGGCCGCAGGAAATGGAAGTTGTCAGCGTAATTATCTCAACACAATCAGGAGATAAGCATGTCAAATTTAAGTGATGTAGATTTAGTTAAAATGGCTAGAGAGGGTGATGAGCGAGCCACGGGCGAGCTAATCGACCGATGTAAGGATGTAAAGGATTATCACTTACAGAAATACAAACGAATGTATTTCGGGAAACTGAATCAATTCGACGTTGAAGATTTAGTTTCAGAGTGTCACTTAGCAATTCTTGAATCAATTAGAATGTATGATTTGACCGTACCGCATACATTTGCTACGTATGCAAAGTATGCAATGCGTAATCGAATCATCAATTTCTTAAGTAGGAAAGTAGCGAAACATCTTCACAATGTAGTGGATGATTTTGACCTTACTAAGCTTGAATCATATGATAGCAAATCACCATTGAGTGACTTGATAGAGACTAAGTTAGATGGTAGGGAACGAGATATCATAGAACTATATGTTGAGGGTCATTCACAGGTAGAAATAGCACAGAAATTCAAACTTAGTAAGGTCAGAATTGGTCAAATCATCAAATCATGCATTGAGAGGATGAAATGAATGTAATGCTGATGATTGGTTCATTGTACTGCTTCAGTCAGGTATTAGAATACTTTGACGAAGGTGATTACGATACCATGAAATTCTGGTTGGTTGGATTAGTTCTAAGTATCGCAAGTATTGTGGGAGATATTAGATGACTCAACATGAAGCAATGATAGTGCTCAAGGAAATACTTGGTAGACCTATCATTAACTTTCACAAATGTACCGGTGATGCTTCTACATGCAAGATAGATGAATGTATGTTGTGTGGCGTCCGGGATTGTCCGGGTAATGAACCATTACATTATCATCATGATGGTTGTCCTTACTGTGAAACATTCAACGTGGAGATAGGAAATGACTGATGTTGAGCGGATAGTGATGAAAACAGCCGCTGAAATACTAAGGTTTGAGAGTAGAACATTCTTTGATGCATTTAAGCATGATTCAGATTCTACTAATGATGTACTGAAAGCTAAGTCATTGAGAAACTACGAGAAATATCAGAATCTTGAGCGGCTTGCGAGAGAATTAGATATCATCTCAATGGGAGGTCTTTGATGCTTACTGATATCCAGATTACTAATCTCAGCGATTATCTCGACAAATCTCAGGAATTGATTAAAGCTCAGGATGAATTGATTGAGGCAAAGGGCAGATTAATTACCAGTCTTGAGCTTCAAATTGAAATACTGAAAGAGATTGTAAGGATTCATGAACTAAAAGGAAAGCATGACTGAGCTTATTGCTGAATCAAAGAAAGCTCAGGTCAGTATCATACTGGATTCATCAGTATTGAACTGCTTTGAGAAATGTCCCACATTGATGAAGTATCAATACATTGATAATCTTCGTCCGCGTGGAATGAAAAGTGCAGCACTAGAGAAAGGGGATTTAATTCATATCCCACTCAAGCATTACTACGCTGCAAAGAAAGCTGGAAAAGATTGGGAAGAATGTGTCAAGCTAGGATATGAACGGATGCTTAAGTATTCATCCAAATTAAGTCTGGATGATGAAGCAAGGAACCTAGTATTCACTACATTCTTAAGCTATTGTGAATTCTATAGATTTGAAAAGTGGCAGATTGTTGAAATCGAGCGGCCCTTTCGTGTAGTAATCTATGAAGATGATGAACTAAGAATCATCATTCAAGGTCGAATTGATTTGATTGTTGATACTGGTAACGCTATCATGCCAGTTGACCATAAATCAGAATCAAGAAGAACAGAAGCTATGGCACTAAGTAATCAATTCATGTGCTATACCAGTGCGGCGAAGGCAAATAATCTAATCGTTAATAAGATTGGATTGCAAGCAACGCTTAAGCCTGAAGATAAATTCTACCGCACAATGCTGAGTTATGATGATGATAACTTGGTAGAATGGAGAGAGGAATTAATCTTCAAGGTTAGAGAGATGATTGGTTACGCTGAAGTTAATTACTTTCCGCATAGATATACAAGCTGCCAAGATAAGTATGGCAAGTGTATATTTCATGGAGTATGCCATACATCTAGAGTAGCTCGACACATTAGGTTAGAAAGTCAATTTGAAGTAGTTGAACCTTGGGATCCATTTAATGATCCTGAACAGGATTGTGATGATAACTAATCATGAAAACACTTATTGATTATTGTCCCAATTGTAGGAGAGATACACTTCACAAAGAAGTCAAAGATATATTTGACTACTCGTTAGAATGTACATCATGCAATATAGTTTGGGATTGTATTCCACAGAGAGACTCAAATGAGAATCCAACCAAGACTAGGCAGTGGACACGAAAGAATAGACTCATCTGCTAGTTTGATGAAGTCAATCAGAAGGCAAATAGAGTTAATTGCAGCGCGTCACAATTGTTCCAAGT